ACCTACTCCACCACACTCACGGCAGATGAGCCCAGTGAACCTGCCTAGTTGCTCGGGCACCTATGCCTGCATCTTTCTTGGCTTAGTGTGCTGTTGCAAGGCAGCAAGTGATGCCTTCGGGGGCCACGACTCCTGCTTGGGAGTCACATCACCTGCCGTGACCTCTACCTCCCTATACCCACAATCCAAACACGCCCGGTCGCTCTGGTCACGGTACATTGAGCCTTTACATCTAGGGCACATAACCCCATCCTTTACACTTGCAAGGTCCGTAAGGCCACGGGCACGGACAGACGGCTCGGCCACAGTGAGGACAATTAACGGGAGGCATTGTTAGACTCCTTTCACCTGCCTACTCGCGGGGTTGATACTGACACCATCACCTGCGCGGACTCCTGAGTTGTACGCCTCTGCATGGAGTGGAACAGACCGCCCACGTGTAAGATTCGGGTAGTGCTCCGACACGAAATCACGGTTCTCGTCATCATACCGCACAACCAGCGCCCGCACGTCGGACCTCAATCCCTCCTCATCCGCCTTCTGCTCCTTTAGGCGCTCACCCAGTCTATTGAGCACACCGTAGATAAAGGACTGCCGCCACTCGCGCTCGCGCAGTCCCTTGGTCTCACCAGTCCACTCCCGCGCCGCCCAGTCAGCACTTGCCAGGTTGCTAACCTGCCTTATGAGCCACATGGACAACTCGTAGGTAAACCTTACATTGACCTTCCGGCCGATGACTATCAACTTGCCTGTTTGATGTGACCGAATGACTCGGCAGTAGTGATGCTGTCCGACGATGTTGACCAGGATACCAATCCACTGCTGCCCTAGCAACCCGTCCCAGGCATCCTCGAACACCGCCGACGGTTCACTCCCGTTCTCCTCCACATCCGCCATCTCCAGCCCGTGCTTGAGGAGCAGCGCATGAGCCCGCTCAAGTGCAAGGCTAGCCTCCGCCTCCGTCGCCCCAGCATCTCTAGCGAGTCTCAAGAGCGCCTGTAGCTTCTCGATGATTCGGTCTTCTACCTGCTGCATGGGTACCTCCTTTCAGGGAGACTTGGACTGTGTGCCTACCGTCTGACGGTTGTTCCAGCCCTGACCAGGTCCCGCTCCATCAACCTTGCCCAGGTCACCGAACTTGGCATGACATTGTCGGGACACTCGCACTTGGCCCCCGCGTTCGTGAAGGAGGTGCAATCAGGCCTGTGCGCCACTTTGTGATTGCACCTTTTACATTGCGGCTCACTCATTGGTATCACCTCCTTTCCTCTCTAAAGTGCTAAAGTGCTGGCGGGGGAGGGCATCAGGTGAGACTCCCGATGCTTGCGGCAGGTATCAATCTGTCCCACACCGCCGCGCCCCGTGGCTGCCTACTCAGCGGCTCCTCCCCCGGCTAGTATGCGAGGTCTGTCCCCACTCTGTAGGCTTGAAGGATGCCCTTCCTCGTCAGCACTCTTGAAGCTGCCTACAGTATAGCATCGTGGCTTGACGTTGTCAAGTCATAACGTGTCAACTTAAGTAGAAACTTTGTTCTAGCTGCAAGCCCATACTACTGCATACTCCCATTAGCAGATACCAGGGGCAGGGTTGGTATCACTCACCGGGCCTATCAGTTACCAATCCGAAAGAAATCCCGCAGATTGACATAAAACCTATTGACATGCCGCGGGTATGGGGGTATATTGACTATGGTAGCGGTGCATCCCGATACAGCACCAGAAAGGATGTGAAACACAATGACTACAGAGACAGCAGAGAGCCCGAGCAAGCGTCTCCCACGTCTGGAAGCAGACTACAGAGAAGTACAGAACGCGCACAAGTCAGTGCTGGACACATTCGACAAGGCCAAGAGCAAGGCCACGACCGAGGAGCTTCTCGCACTGGCGAAGGACGTAGAGTCCAAGGCCACAGCGATGGGTCGGATAGAGGCCCAAGTCAACGTCTGCAAGCGCGAGATTCAGCACCAGGAATGGGAGGCCAAGAGCCAGGAATTGCGAGCAGCCACAAGCGCGATTGTGGACGCTATCAGCAACGCCGTCAATGCCGCAGGCGCCGTTCTCGCCAAATTCCAGGTCAACGGCCTGGCTATCGACGTGAGTGCCCTTGGCCAGCCCGATCAGATCATCAGTGTCAAGCCGCGCGGCGAAGGCATCCCCAAGGCGCCGGCGAAGCGTGGTAGTGGTGGAGGCGGCGGGGGCGGTGGACGTGGTGTCCCGCTAACAGTCAACGGCACGGAGCACGCCTCGGCGTCGGCCGCGCTGTTGGCCATTGAACCCGGATTCGAAGGCAAGATGGGGCGGGAGGCCATCATCGCCAGACTGCGTCACGCAGGCCACACGGTCACAGAGTAAACAGTAGGGCCCCCTAGCAATTGCACCGCTACCAAGGGGGCCCTTCTTTGCGGCTGGAAATGGCGGTAGTAGGATTCTAGAAACCAGCCGCGAGCAAGGACCGGCATAGTACCTACGTCTGCACACCTATGCACAGCTATGCCGATGCGGTGTGCAGTGAGAGAGAGGGAATAAGCTCGCTTCCGTATTTTTACACGGCGCCAGAATGTCTGTTAGGTATACAGTAGGCCCTACAGTAGTCACATCGAGGCCCCCAAGGGTGCTTCCAGTCCGTTATATACACCCCGCAGCACGTACAACTGTTTGCCAGACGGTCCTTCTCGGCCTGTGCTTCATCGTGCTTGTCCTCGTCCGCATCGCAGCAGTTGGCACAGAGCTTAGCTCCATCGGACTCGCCCTGACAGACTATACAACTCAAGCTAAGGCACCTGCTCACACGGGTAGTCCCCTGGGTCGCAATCAGGTACATAGCCCGAGCCTTGGGACAGATGCCCGATGCCTAGTATGATGCCATAGAATAGCATTATCACTAGGAGAGTAGCCAACGCCCCTATCAATACATCCCTAATATCGCTCAACATAGCTCCTCCGACCTAACGCTTGTGAAATATGTCACAACTACAGACTCCTATCAGTGGATAGTACCTGACTCCTAGCTCGCTCGCGGCGCATAGCCGACGTTGCGGTTATGACAGCATGGTGGTCCTTGGCTTTGATGTAGGTACTTGAGTTGACGAAGTCCTTCTCGGCCCCACAGAACTTACAGATGCCCTTGGAGGTAGGACCTGCTGGCGATTCTATTATCCAGTGGTGGGCAATAGCCTTGTCACAAGCAGTCTTATGCATCTCTATAAGCACGAGCAGCCTCCGTCAGCTTCATATTCAGCACCTTTAATGATTCACGACTACGGCGTATCATGCCTACTACCATACTCTTTTCCCCTCCTAGCTTGCCATCAACATCTAGTAGTATCCGGTATAGGCTAGCGAGCTTTCGCCGCTCAGTCTCATTGAGTATTCGACGTAGTAGGTCTGCCCTCCTTCGCACTAGCCTTCTTCTTACTAGCTTTTCATCTTCAGACAACTCCGCCAGCATTCCGGTCCCTTTTGGCCTCCCCCCTTTACGATGTGTACGTCTCCATTCCGATACTTGCACTCCGTACGCTAGTTGCCAGTTGGTTAGACAGACGACGTGAAGCCTAACATACTGTAGTCCTTCTCGTCTGCCTATGACTCGACCAGTGGGCTCCTCATACTGGCCTCTCTTACCAGCCTCAGATAGCTGACGGACCTCCCTTATCCTCTGCTGAGCCTTTCCATAGACAGTGTAAACGATGTTATGTAGGTCTCCGACATCAATAGTCCCCTTGCAGAGAGCACAACGACCTGCCCTATGAGACTTCTTACTCAGGTGTAGTAGTCCTATAATCATTCCTTCTCCCACGACCACTAAACTTCGTATATCATAAGTAGTATAACATGGTGGTCGTCAGCTTGTCAAGAACTAAAGTGTATAAGCAGATAAACAGAATAGAGCCAGCACGACCCCCACCAGTATCTACTTATGATATACAAGGTTCTGGGGTCGTCCGAAGAGGTTCCAGACAAGCTGCTAGTCTATGCTACTCTAACCGCATCTATAACGTTGAAAATACATCTCTGTGCTAGTCTATGCGTCTTGTGGAGTAGTCGTGGATATGATATACTATAGGTGAGAGTAAAGCTGTGGAGTGGAAGTTTCAAGGTAACGGAGACCATCAGGAGCCTATTGAAGGTCCTGGGGTTCAGGTCGTAGAGTCTGCTAAGGCTGAGGTCGAGGCGGATGACTACGAGGAGATGCTCAGGGCTAGGCTGCCACTGAATAATAATCCGAGGAAGGCCGGTTATCTAACCAATCGCGCCTCAGGGTTTAGTGTTAGGGAGTCCTGCGCCCTGGCCGAGGTCACCTTCGCTACAGTGTTGAAGTGGCGTAGGGAGGATGCTGAGTTCCGTGAGTGGGAGGAGAAGAGGCTTCCGGAGCTACAGCATGATCTGGTAGGCGATCTGGTCCGTATGGAGTTTCTTAGGAACTTCCGTCTTGCGCTTAGGCGAGACTTCAAGCTGCTGTATAAGGCCAACTACAACCTGCACGGTATGAGTGACCGTGAGTATGACCTACTCAAGATTATCCGTAAGCATTATGCACCTCAGGACTTGCTGGCTATCCAGAAGGCGTTGGAGCCAGATGATGGTAGTCTACCTCCTGGCGCGTACCGTGAGAAGTTGACTGTGACTATCGAGGGCAGGCAGGTGGATGATGAGGCTGCTAGGAGGGCCGCAGCCAGGGAACTGCTTGAGAGGTTTGAGGTCAATAGAGACCTTGCGGTACCTGAGTTGGAGTCAGGTGAGAGCCAGGCCTTGACTGGTGAGGTAATCCAGTGATTTCCGTCCTAACCCTCGCCGCACCCCCAATTGGTGAGCCGTCAATCCCATGCTCGGTGCGGGGCAGATGAGAAGGCATGGGGGCGACGGTTAGGGCATAAGTCATGGTATTTGACCTTTCCAAACTTACGGCTCCTGGCGTACGCCAACCGCCAATACCTGGGCGCATTGTGGATGGGCGTGACATCACGACTATACCACGTCTAGTAGCTGCCAGGAATGCCGGTCTTGACGTAAAGTTAGTTGCCGACCTTTTAGCTGACCATTACTCTAGTGATGACCTTGCTATACAGACCGCCATCGCCGCCGCCGCGGGCAAGGTGGAGCTGACCGAGGGGACGTTCACGATTTCAGAGGCTATTCAACCCATCAGTGGCGGGTGGCTCGAAGGACAGGGCATCGGAGCCTCAACTCTCCAACTCGCAGCCGGAAGCGCCGCCGACGTTGTGCGAACGGAGGACTTCGCCACTCTCACAGGCGGTAGCACCCAGGGCGGTCCCATGCGCTACGGGATAGGCCGCCTGACCATCGACGGCAACAAGGCCAACTGCCCCAGCGGCGGTTGGGGCCTCCGCCAGTTCGGTGGGGCCTTCCTTCACCACGACTTCGAGATTCTTAACTGCAAGGCTGGTGGTCTCTGGACGGAGTGGGGGACGGGCGACCCCACCCTCCCAGCGATAAACGCCAACGGCCAGTTCTCCCACTTCCACATCCATGATTGCGACGGTATTGGACTAGAGTACCGAGGACCGCACGACTCCATCTTCAGCAACGCGAACATCTACCGTAATGAGGGTGCCTGTGATCTGAATATCGCAGGCAACGGGGGGGGCGGTCAATGGTTTGGCCTGCATGTCTACGGCCTCCAGGTGTTCGCGGGGACTCCGTATGAAGTGATAATTGATGCGGGCCTTCAGATATTCAGGAACGTGGTCGTTGAGTGTGCGCTGAACGGCGCTATCCTGATTAAAGGCAGCGGCAGCGACTCAGACCTCGATGTCACCTGTTACTGGGGCGGGCTCCCTGATGCTGTCCAGAGCGGCATCACCGTGGGCATTGTTGCCACCGATGCCGTGAACGGATGCCGTCTCAAGATTCACACAGACGGCTCGCTGACGGATGGTGCCATCATCTTTGCCAACGACGCAGGGGGGAATATCGTCGATGTCGGGATGCAGCAGTTCGTTAACCTGCAAGGAACCCCCGTTACGACAGGCAGCACCATCACCACGCTGGATGCGGAGAACATGCCCATTAGTGGGAAACTCGTCGCTGCAGAGAGCAACGTGACGGGTGTGATTCTTCAGGACTCCGCGTGGGATGGGGCTGCGTTCGTTCTGGTGAACAACAGCAACTTCACGATAGCACTTGACTCCGGCAATGTGTTCGGGGGCCTGACGATGGCCGCCTACAGCAGCCAAAGGTTTACCTACAGCGCGACGATGGGCCAGTGGGTGAAGTCATAGTGCCACGCATCATCAGGGTCATCTCAGGCCAGGAGGATGGTGCCAAGCTCCGGCGCGAGCAGCGGAAAGAACGCTACTATTCCCGCTGCGACGGGACGGCGGACGACAACGAGATCAACGAGGCGATACAGAACGTGAACAAGGGGATGAGAGTCGCCATGCCCTGGGGGCCTGGGCAGTTCGAGCGGATATTCGGGAAAAGGTAATACTCGTAGTTATGGTAGTAGCTGAGGTTGACGAACTCACCGCCAGAGCGATAGCGGCTCGGGATGGTGACCAGCGGACCTATGCCAAGGCAGTTCACCGCCGAGTGTATGAGCCCTACCAGGATGCCTGGGCGGAGGCCCTTGAGACAGGCAATAGGATGGCCATCATCTGTCCACCTGACACGTATAAAAGCACCACCGTTAGGGACTTCGTGGAGCGGGAGATAGGCAGGAATCCTAATGTACGGATTCTCTGGCTGATGAATGCGGGGGCTCAGAGTACCAAGCAGGTAATGTCCATTGCCCAAACACTAAAGTATAACCCAGTCTACCGTACAGCATTCCACGTACAGGAAGACTCTGAGGCTCAGTGGACTAAGGAAGTCCTCTATGTAATGCGGATGACGGAGGACCCTGACCCAACACTTATGGGTACTGGGTTGAACGGACCGTACCAGGGATTGCACTTCGACATTATTATCATTGACGACCCGACCGACCAGGAGGATGTCCGCAGTCCTACTACAATGGAGTTGCAGAGGAATAAGGTCAGAGGAGTAGTGATTGACAGACTTGTGGAGGGTGGTAGGATTATTGCTATCCTCACTCCTTGGGGCCAGAATGACCTCATCCCGACCTTTGAGGCAATGGGCTTTACCATCTACAAGATGCCAATTGTAGGCGATTACCCCTGGGGACCGACGTTGAGTCCAACTAGATTCCCCCAGTCGGTAATTGAGGAGAAAAGGCGAGATAAGGGTGAGGCGCTGTTCTCCCTTACCTATATGCTCAACCCGACGGCGCTTAGAGGCAATGTCATCCTTCGGGAGCATATGCAGTATTGGGATGAGAGCCTTCTACCTAGCCACCCGATGCAGTTCGTGATGGCACTCGACCCGGCAACCTCGACCAGAGATTCCGCAGACTACTCTGCCATAGCGACGGTAGGTGTGGACCTCCATACTAGGATTAAGTACCTAGTAGATATGTGGGCTGGTCGAGTGGAGACGCCTGACCTGGAGCGCCAGTTTGTTACACGGGCCTCTCGCACAGCGGGGCTGCGGGCGGTAGGCCTAGAGACCGCTGGGTTCCAGGTCAGTCTTCTCCAGACTTGGCGGAGGAAGTACCAATTGCCCTTCAGGGAGATACCCTACCGGAGCAGGCGGACGGTGGCTGCGAAGGTGCTGGGTATTGACAGGGATAAGACTGGGCGGGCATTGTATCTAGATGCTGAGTTGGCAAGTGGTAGACTGCTACTGCCGAGGCACCTACCACTCGTAGACGGTGTGTCTCTTGAGGAGGAATTGCTGTCCTTCTCCCCGCTCGGTACTCACAAACACGATGATAGGATGGACGCTCTGGCTATGGCTAGTGTCCTGGCAGATACCCTAGCCAGACCGGCTACTATTGATGTCTCGTTGAGGGGTTTCTGATGGCTGTTACTCCACAGTATGTGAGCAGGCTCCTGATGGAACTCAAGCGTGAACTTGAGGGCCTGCACAAGCGTATCAATGAGGTAGAAGCGCTCCGTCACTATGAGGATGTGATGACCCTGGCTCCTGGCGAAAAGTCTTCGGGGTTGGAGGTCCGTATTGGCGCTACCGCTGAATTGATTGAAAACGTCAAGGCGTCGCTCACTGCCAATGAGGCCCATGTGGTAGCGAAGGCACTTAGGCGTGGCGACACCGCTGACGAGAACAGTAGCAAGCGGGAGAGGTTCTGGACGACTTTTCTCCGCTGGGTCAACCGCCCTGTGCCCGTACTGAACGAACTAGCCGATGGCCAGACGGTGGGGTTAGGTATTCTCAAAGCAGTGTATTCTCCCTGGCCAAAGACTCCTCGCAAACGCAACAAGGACGAAACGGATGCCGAGTATAATGACCGCCAGCGGGCACTCAAGCGCCAGTGGGGGCCACCGTTCCAGGTCATCACAGTTCATCCGTTAACATTCTACTTCCGTCCTGGTCCTGGGGGCCGTCCCAGAGAATCTATTGAGCACTCCTGGAAGCCTAAGCGCGAGGTATATGGTACCTATGGCATAGGCGACGACGCCCAGTTGAGTGCAAAGGAAGCCGTGCTTAATCTGTCGGAGGGTGAGCAAGTCTCTGAGCAGACACAAGGAGCCATTGCGGCTACGGCTGGTCAGCCTGACCAGGAGATTCGCCCATTTCCGTCAGGTGTTAGTTCGGATACTATGGCCCTGGTGACTGAGTATCTCTCCGATACCGAATATCAGTGCTATGTCAATGGTAGGCTGATATACTCGGAGGAGGGTGACCCAGGTGTTCGGTACTTCTTAGCTGTGGGGCGAACTACAAGCAGTAAGGACCCGGATAAGTTCGGCCTGAGTGTGGCTGAGGCTTTCAGGCACAACGAGCCTACCATTAACCGCACTATTACTCGGATGGCTGAGGCAGCGGAATTGCTGGTCAGGAAGCGGCTCACCTTGGAAGTGCCGGAAGGCACAACGCCTGAGATGGAGATTGGTGAGGATAACCAACCTCAAGCCAAGCAGTATAAGTTTACCTCCGAGAAGGCTACTGCACTTCCTCCGGGCGCTAAGGTACAAGACCCGTTTCAGGGGGCTGAGAACGTCTATCAGGCCATGCCGTTTGTTGAGTTGCTCCTACGACTTATGGGCCAGCATGGAGTGGCGCCTATCTTCAAAGGTGTGCCTCCAGGTGCTGCGGGTTCGGGCTATAGGGATAACTCCCTATATGCGATGGCTAAGAGTCAGTTCCAGTATCTCCTTGACTCCAACGCGGGCTGCTTGGCTGACCTAATCAACTGGCTTGAGCGGCAGCTAGTCCGTCGAGTCAAGCAGGAAATCTGGGTTGAGGACCTACCACTCAAGCCGTCCGATGTGAAGGACTGGCCTGTGATGATTACGGTCGATATTGACCCACTGCTGCCTCAGAACATCATAGCCGAAGGTCAGTTCTACGACCGCATGCATGCTCGTCGCCATATCACTCGCCGTACTATGCTTGAAAAGGGGCTGAGAATGGAGCAGCCTGAGGACGAGATGTGGGGCACGATGCTGGAGGATATTCAGGAGCAGCTAAAGCCTATGCTGTATCAGGATGTTCTATTCT